CGTTCGGATTGTTGACCGTGAAAGCGTCGAGCAGTTGCATATTCACCTGCACAAAACGCTTGTTGCCCAGGCCGTCGGGGAGCGGGTTGTAGCCGATCTGGCCGCGAATCTCGTCCACGGAGAGCACGCCCATGTTGAACATCTCCCGCATGAACTGGCTGCGGGCTTCGTAGTCGCCGGCCATGAGCGACGAGACGTCGAACTCCACGAAGTAGTTCCGGTCGTCAGTGATCAAGTCCCGCCGGCAGGCGAACTGCCAACGACGGCAATGCGGGATCAACGAGAACGTCGCGAAGTCGATGGCCCCTTGTTCCACCGTCGAGTAGCGGACGTTGGTCAGATCGCCGAGAAGGTGGAGAGGCACGCGGTAGGCGCGGCTGATTTCCTCGACGGCATACCTTCGCGTGGCTATCAGCTCGGCGTGCTGGTTGTTGACCGGGTCGTTCTTCTTGTGGAATCCGTGGGGCATGACCACGGTTTTGAATGCCTTGTCTGGGCCGCGGTGCGCCTCGTCCCACTGCTGCTTAAACCGCTGGAGAGCCTCGGGCTTGTGGGGCTGATCGGTTTCGATGTAGGTGCCGGCAGTCGCGCCATTCCCAAAGAACGCCGACGAGTGCAGTTCCGTCGCCCTGGCAAGGGCGATCGCGTCCCGCGCGAGCGAGGTCGGGACGTAGCCGGTCACGCCGTCGCTCGAGAGCCAGCGCAGATGGAAGACTTGATCCTGCCGGTAGAGGTGCGGCGTGGGCTTGCCTTCCTCGGTGTATTGATACTGAAGCCTGCCGTTCTCCAGCCGGACGATCTTCATGCGGCTGGCGTGGAGCGGCACCAGTTGATCCACGGCCCCACGGCGGCCCGGCTTGATGAGACAGTAGGCGTTGCCCCAGAGGAGCATCTGGCTCATCATCCACTCGCGCCACTCAAAGCTCGTCATCCACTCATTCGGTTGGTAGGCGAGCACTTCCTGGAGCGGGTGATCCTCGGCGATCTCCTTGCCGCCGCCGGAGAGCCGGCGGTAGAGGTTGAACGGCATCGACGCGACGCTCTCAGAGAGCACGCGGACGCAGGCGAGCACCGCGCTGCACGACAGACTGCTCTCCGGCGAGACAGGTACGCCGGCGACGGTCTTCTGGCTCCCGATGATTTCCTCGAAGACGCGGGACAAGCCCGACCGCATCTCCATCAAGTCTTCGACATCGGCGGTTTCTGCCACTAAAACACCACTAGTTCAGGGTCTGTCTCGGGGCCGTGGAGTTCACCGCTGGCGATGCCGAGTGCCATGATCAAGGCGACTGCGGCGTCGATGCGATAGGTCGAATGCGAGTGTTGTTTTGTAGGTTTGATGTTGCCGGCGTCGTCTACCTTGACCTGCACGTTCGACATCTGCCACGCCAGGCACGGGTTCGCGGCGTACCGCAGTTTCTGGCTGATAATCAGCGTTTCCAGCAGTTTGGTGGGGGCGCTCATGGAGGCGAACCCCTGCCCAAACGGCTTCACATCAATGCCCTCCGACGTCAACTGGGTCGTGAGGTGCGTTGCGTTCCATCGATCAATTGCCACAGCCCGAACCGCATTCTTCTCGCAAAACGAGAGAACGTAGTCACGAACGGCGTCATAATCCGTAATGTTGCCTTCTGTTAGTGTAACAAAACCGTCCTTCGCCCATTGCCGATACGGCACCCGATCGGTCTTCGATGCCTTCTCGGCATTCTCCTCTGGGATGAAGACCTGACAGTGAATGTCGAAGGTGCCATCCTCGTCGGGCCACACCGCCACGAACGCCGTCGTGTCCGAAGTGCTCGACAAGTCGAGGCCGCAGTAGGCGACGCGGCCGTCGGTGGGCCGCAGGGGGCCGTCATTGGCCTGAAATGCCCCGTGTCGAAGCCACTTTGAATCCGACTGGAGCCACTGGTTCAAGTGGAGCGTTCTGAAAACGACTTCCTCGCTGGGGGACTGCTTCGCCCGCAGGCTCATCTGGTGGAAGTAGTCCGGCTTCAGCGTGATTCCGTAGTTCGGATTCGCTGCCTTCCAGGTTTCTTCGATGAATGGGTCGGCGTCGGGCGGCGCGGCGTAGATGCAGGGTAGGAACGTGTCATCATTGAGCACGCCGTCGCGAATCTTCTCAGCCCGCTGCCAGTCCTTGTAGCACGGCCCCTGCATATCCGTGCCGGCCGTCGTGATGTAGACGGTGAGCGGCTGGGATCGCGCCCCCATGCCCGTTTCCAGGACATCGACCAGCTCGCGGTCGGGGAAAACGTGGTATTCGTCGATCAAGACGCATGACGGGTTATAGCCGTGCTTGGTTCCCGCCTCTGAGGAGATGCAGAACATCGACGCATTCCGCTCCGGCACGACGATGCTGTTGCGGTAGACCTTGGCCCGGCGGGCCAGCGAGGGGCAGGACTCGAGCAGATGCTTGGCGGCGGTATGCAGGAGGCTGGCCTGGGAGCGGTCGCCGGCCGCGACGATCACCTCGGCACCGATGTCATCGCAGAAGACCATGTAGAGGCCCAGGGCCGCCGCGAGTTGCGTCTTGCCGTTCTTGCGGGGCAGGGCGAGCAGGGAGGTGCGGTATTTCCGCAGGCCGTCGTCCCGCTTCGTGTTGAGGAGCGTGTCGAGGTACTTATCCTGCCACGGCTCCAAGACGAACTGCTTCCCGGCGAAATCTCCGCGGGAATGCTTGAGGAGCGCGATGAAATCGCGGATGTCAACCACGCTTGGAGAGCAGGGCATCCATTGGGTCGGTCACAACCTTCTCGGCGTGATAGCCGAGTCTGGTACGGTCGGCCGGTGTCAGGCCCAGGACTGTTTCCAGTTGACGGAGTTGCTCATGGCTGACGTTTGCCTGCGTCATCCACTTGTTCGGGCGGCTGAATCGGAGGCTTCCGTCGGGAGCGAGCACCTCGACGTACCCGCTGTCAGTCTCCTTCAGCTTCTCCTCGGCTGTCTTCCAGCGATCCCAGATGGCGGCGTAGCGGGCGATGACCTCGGTGTCACTTTCGGCCAAAGTCCCCATTTTCTGCGTGTATCCGCAGACTTGAGCGAACATCGCCGCCGCGGCCGGCTTCAGGTAACTGGGCGGCTCCGGCGGCTTCTCGGGTGGCGTGCCGAGTTCCTCTCGGTAGTTTGCCTCCTCGGAGCCTCGCAGCTTGAGAACGTGCTTCGGTAGTGGGGCAGGGCCGCGTGCCATGACTGCTAGTCTAGGCTTGTAGGGTATTGCGGCACAAAGGAGTGCAGGGGCTTGTCTGACTTGAGGCAGTTACACTCCCAGCAGGCAGCCTGAAGGTTGGATTCAACGTGACCTGGAGAAGCCTTGCCGAGGCAGATCGGGATAATGTGATCAACCGTCGGACACCGCGGGTGCGGAGAGTTGGTGCCGAGCATCTTCGTGTATTTCGGAAGCAACTTGACGCCGCATATCTGGCACTTCCACCTATCCCTATCCAGTATCTTTTTTCGACTAACGGGCGTGTATGTGGTGCCGGAGCGTCGGCACCGCTTGCGAATGTTCTGGTGCCACCGCCGCTTCTTTCTTGCCCTCCTTCTCGCTTCTTCCCTGGATCGTGCTGCACATGGCTCGCAATACGGAGAATACTTTGATGGGCATTCTCCACACTTGGCGCACTTCCTAGGCGGCGCAGCGCATTGCTGGCACACCGTGCGAACGCACTTGTCCTGGCGTTTGGTTCGCAGAGAGACGCCACAGCCGCCGCACGCCGTGACTATCGGCCAGACATCTTCGCCCCACGACAAGAACCACCCCGCAATGCGGCCTGCGATCTCGAGTGGTCGCTGGGCCGCTGGAAGTTTTCTGCGGCGTGCCTCGAAGGCGCACTCGCGCGAGCAATACTTCGTTTGGCATGAGTAGTTTCCGCTCTTGTATATCTTCTTCTTGAATGGCTTTTCGCAGCACAAGCAGGTGTAGATCGTCGGCGGATGTACGCACACCAGCGAGCAGAATCTCTGGCCTGACTTTCCCCTGAATGGCTTGCCGCAGCGTTCGCAAGGTCGGCGGTCGCCAAAAACTTCGCCCCTGCCATCGTATTGGCATCGCCTTGAGCAGAAGCGACGCTTGTGCCGCGTGTGGAATACATCACCGCACCGAACGCAAGTTGCGGGCCTGGGATTTGTTGAGCATCTGCGTTTTCTTGCCAGCCGACAATCGTTGCAGACGGAGCGCTTTCTGCCCTTGCCGGCTGGCTGGCGAATGGGGCTCTGGCAATCTTTGCATCTATCGGCACCCTGTACCCTCGGCCGCATCGCCAGCCGCAAGCACCGATTGCTGCAATACTTCCGAGGCTTGACGCCCAGAGATGGCGGCACAGATTCGCCGCAGGTCGGGCAGGCTTTGGCATCCTTGCCGCCGCAGCGTCCTCTGTCGCAGGCCATTTCCGTAGCCTACAGGACACGTTTTTTCTCCAAATGGTCGGATTCAGGATTCAGCCAGCGAATTAGGTACACCGTCGGCCGCGTCAGCCCCTG